ATCGGTCCCATGTAGCCGCGTTCGACCAAGGCGAACGCGGCTACATGGGACCGATTGGTGCTCAGGGCATCCAAGGTGAGCAGGGTGAGCCTGGACAGAGGGGAGCGAAGGGCGACAAGGGTGACAAGGGAGATTCCGCCATCGTCTCCGCTCAGTATCCGCTCATCCTGAGCGAAGACAATGTCATCAGCCTGGACAGCAAGAACCTTCTTGAGCGTCTTCAGAAGGTCTTCACGCCGCTCTCCAACCCAAACCTAGACCTATCCAAGTTCGACTGGCTTGCCGCATCGGGTGGTGGCGTGGGAGTCAAGTGGAACGGCAACTATGTCCGCTCCACGATCAACGACATAGACTTCCGTGGCAACGGCATTTCCGTCAAACAGGCGGGTGGTGGTGTCATCGTAGACCTTTCGGGTCTCGTTGCCGCTGGGGGCGCGGGAGGTGGTGGTGTGACTGCCGATGTCGGCGTGTTGTACCTCAAGGGAAACACCGCTGCCACTCCCATCGGAGTCATCAACGGAAGGTCGGTGGTGGAGGGAACCTATCAGACGGGAATGCTCCATGGCTTCACCAAGGACGCGGGAACCAACTCGCTGAAGTACATCGGTGAGGGTGGACGATTCCATGTCGTGGTCTCCTTCAACTTCTACGAGGGAAATCAGAATACATGTGGATTCTACATCGGCTGCAACCGCGACATCTCCAGCGGTCTCAGCGCGAATGGAGACAGGATCTCCGAGTCGGAGGTCTATGCCAACTCCTCCAATCCATCCGCGCAGCCCATAGCGGCAACCATACAGACCGTCATTGACCTGAACAAGGACGACCGTCTGTTCATGATCGCGCAGAACAAGGATGCGACCACAAGCATCACCGTCGAGTTCATGAAGATGGTTGCTGCTCCCATCACCAGGATCACGGGTGGATATGTCGATTCCATCAACGGACTGAGCGGAGCGATTGGAATCACCGCAGGGCAGTTCATAGAGATAACGCAGAGCGGAAACACCCTGACGATATCGGGCTTGTCCGTGATACATGGAGGGGTCTTCTAGTCAACTAGATACATTGCACCATGACTGACTATCAGATCATCAAGACGAAATACGGCATCACCGCAGGTGTTGTCCCACCAGGACTGACCACGGGAGAACTGGCTGTCAACATTGCCGATGCCATCCTCTTCGTCGGAGGAACGGCAGGAAATGCCATTCCAATCGTCAGCGGTGGAACCGGCGGCGGTGGTGGAAGCGGTGTGGGTGGATTCACCTATTCATCGACTCCACCCGTTTCCCCGACCGTGGGATACAGATGGATCGACGCAGACACGGGCAAGGAATATGTCTGGGTATCCGATGGAACCAGTGACCAATGGATTCAGCCGATGGTGGATTCTGTTGTTGGAGCCACTGGAGCCACGGGTCCACTTCCCACCAACTTCGTTCAATCGTTCAATGGAGCGACTGGTGTAGTTTCGTTCGTGAACTTCGTGTCTAGTGTGAATGGGGAAACCGGTTCTGTCACGAACGTGGCAAGAACCAACCAAGGAAACACCTTCAGCGTCAGACAGGTCATGAATGCTGGCATCACCGCATCCGACCTGTTCGTCTCTGGTGGTGCTACATTCAACGGTGTGGTGGGATTCGCAGATGGATCTACGCAAAACACGGCATATCTTCCGTCAAACTACGGTCCAAAGATAACCGACTGGGTTGGTGGGATTACGCAGAACATCATCATCAATCCACATGGAACAGTAGCCACAGGAACATCGAATACGGTGAATTTGGGAACCACCGGCGGATATCGTATGTTCCTGCATCCATTCTTCTTCGGTAGCGGGGCAACCATTTCGCGAATAGTAACCATGCAGGGTGGAGCCGCCTCTACTTCTGGTCATACTGGTGCTCTCAAGTTTGTCGTCTACGGAACCAACCTAAACTCAGGTCTTCCTTTCAGAAAGATCTACGAGAGTTCTTCGCTCAACCTCACATCTACCGATTTTCAAAGATTTGAAGCAGTGCCCAGCGTTAGGATCAATCCCGGAACATACTGGATCGGGTTCATAATGGACATGACCCCAAAGGTCGGTCTGACGTATTCCTGGTCCGTCATAACAAACAGTGCCGCTGTCTGGGAAGACTATCAAAACAGATTCTTCAGCAACAACAACCTGAGTCACCTAAGATACACGTTCTCGTCCATGACGCTGGGCAATACTCTGGAGCACGGATTCACCGCAGCACTTGCCCATAGTGCCACCGTGTCGGCATCGCCAGCGGTTGGATTTGGAACTTCTGAGATGCATTCATCTTCCAGGTCACCTTGGGTGGGAGTGGCGATACAGCAATGACGATCAGCAAAGTCCTCATTTGCGACGAAAATGGAAATGTCTTTTCCGAAGACAACAGGGTGTTTTCTCATCTCAAGGAGTTCACACTGGCTTCAATCAAGCAAGCCGCCAAGGAGGAGATTCTCTCCCGCTATCCTGAGTTCAAGCAGAGGAACCTGTCCATGGGAATCCTCACCGCCGAAGAGGAGAGGGAGATCCGAAACGGGATAGAGAGCATACGGCTGTATGCCCACTCGCTTGAGGATAGAGTCCTAGCAGTCCAATGGAACGGTCAGGAATCCACCCGTGTAGCAGCCTGTGATGAGATATCGTCCATATCGTGGAACTATGCCGTGGAAGCACCTCCTGCTCCCGTCAGATACACCTCCTACGAGTTCCTGTTGCGGTTCACCCCGCAGGAGAGGGCTGCTTTCCGTGCTGCCGCGATGACCGATCCACTGGTCGCTGACTTTCAGCAACTGGCTACAGCCGCACAGCAGGTCATCTCCAACGACCCCAACACTGTTGCAGGAATGAACTACCTCGTCTCGGTCGGACTCCTCGCGCAGCAGAGGGCAAACGAGATACTGGGCGTATCAGAGAAATAAGCCATGCCACTAGACTTCCCAAACTCACCATTCGTAGGTCAGGTATTCACAAGCGGATCCAGTTCTTGGATCTGGGATGGAACCGCGTGGAATGTCACATCGAATGCTCTTGCGGTTGCCACAGGTGCAACGGGAGCCACAGGTGCAACGGGAGCCACGGGTGCAACTGGTCCCGCTGGTGCTACGGGAGCAACAGGACCGACAGGTGCTACTGGTACAACAGGAGCCACAGGTGCAACAGGACCGACAGGGGCAACAGGACCGACAGGGGCAACAGGACCGACAGGGGCAACTGGTGCAACAGGAGCCACAGGTCCGCTTCCCACGAACTTCGTCTTGTCCTTCAATGGCATCACGGGTGCTATTGGGCTAACTGCTGGAACCAACATCAGCATCACCCAAAGCGGTCAGACATTCACCATAGGGGTGACTGGCATAGTTGGTGGCGGTGGCGGTGGCGCAACTGGCGCAACTGGTGCAACAGGACCGACAGGAGCCACAGGTGCAACAGGACCGACAGGGGCAACAGGAGCCACAGGTGCAACAGGACCGACAGGGGCAACTGGCGCAACTGGTGCAACTGGTGCAACAGGACCGACAGGGGAAACAGGAGCCACAGGTGCAACAGGAGCCACAGGTCCGCTTCCCACTAATTTTGTCTTGTCCTTCAACGGACTTACTGGTCCTATAGGAATCAGTGCGGGATCCAATGTCACCATCACCCAAAGCGGTCAGACATTCACCATCTCCTCGTCTGGTGGGGGTGGTGGTGGTGGAGCCACTGGTCCCACAGGTCCAACTGGACCAGCGGGTGGAGTCGATGAAGGATTCGTTATTGCAATGGCTATCGCGTTATAGATAGGAGTACCTATGAAACGACTTTTGGGAACAGACATCGCCGGATCCTACACCTTCAATCCAACGGCAAAAACGATTGAATTCAGGGGTCTTGCAGAGAACATCACCTTGGACAACATCCTGCTGATAACCAATGTCAGCAGGAACATCATCATCTACAACTTTGCGGATGTCAACAAGGGAGAGCAGTCCTTCTCCAACAATGTCCTCACCCTGACATACGACACGGCTGGTGCGGGAATGGCTTCATCCGATGTCCTACAGATCTTTCTGGATGTCAATTCAGGCTCATTCGACACCAAGACCACCTCGACGGACGATCAGATCATCTTGCTCAGGCGCATCGTCAAGTTGATGGAGTCACAGGCAGCATGCGATCCCGCTCAGAGGCAGAGGATCACGCTGGATGCGGTGACCAATGGTCTAGTCAATGCCAACGCCATTCCCGTGTCTCAGACTTCGGCAGCAAACCTCCTTGCCACCGTAAGCATAGCAGCCGGACAGGACGTGCGCGCGGTCACCAACCTGACGACGCTGGCGGGATACGACCAACGACTCTATTCGGACTGGGCTAGACAAGCGTACAACACCGGCATTCGATCACAACTCACATTTGCATGAACACAGGATCTAGGGAGAAAGAATGAGCCTATCATCGAACAAACTGACCAAGCAGGTGGATCTTCCAGTCTGGGAGTGGACTCGCCCACTTCCAACTGGCGCAGTCTCGGGACTGTCTTCTTCTTGTGTTGCCGACAACACCGACTTCAATGCTTACTCTGGTAAGTTCGTCTATCTGCTTCTAACCCAAGCCACTGCAAACTTCTGGAGATACGACACCGTTGCCGACTCATACATGCAACTGGCTTCGCCGGTGCATACAGCCGCAGCGGCGACCGGAACCAGCATGAGGTTTGCGGGTGGTCTTGGCTACTACGGCAAGGTGATCTCCGCGACTTCCAACACCATACAGGCAGGTCTTCCGTTCTCTGGCTCTGCGGTGGGGTTCAGGGTAAGGATCACCTCCGGCAAGGGTGCTGGTCAGACGAGAATCGTGCGCTCGGTTTCCGAACCAGTTTCTGCCGATATAGGAACCGTCACGGCAATAACGGCTAACACCACATCGTGCATCTTGACCGATGCGAACAAGAACTGGGGAATCGCCGCTGGCACGGGATCTTACTCGCAACTAAACAATTGGGCTGGGTATGTGGTTCGCATCACCACTGGAACCGGCGTCGGTCAGATGAGGAAGATCCTCTACAACAGCCAGAACACCATAGCAGTAGCAGATGCCAACATGTACGCCATCAATCCTTGGGCAATGCCGTTGGGATCTGGTACTGCATTGGGATTCGTCACCAACCCAGCGGTTGCATCCGACTACTCCATAGAGTCGTCCGTGCTTACGGTCGATACCGCTTGGGATGTTCAGCCTGACGACACATCCGTGTTCATGATACAGTCTGGTGGAATCGTTCTTGCATCCACCACGACCACAGCCAACGGAGGAGTTGCCATGCAGTACTACTGCGTCCTCTCCGACATGTGGTATGCCAAGGCTGTGCAGAACACGATGGTTCCTGTCACTCCAACGGATCTGTCAATCGAGCGTCTAACGGAGAACTCAAGCCTCTGGTACTCTGGTACGGTCACAGCCGGAACCACAGGCAGCATCACGGACAGCAATGCCTCATGGGCAAGCAACGAATGGGCAAGCGATTCCGTCCACTATGCCTACATCTGGACTGGCACGGGAAGAGGGCAGATCGCAAGAATCCTGTCCAACACATCCAACACGCTCACATTCGCCTCTCCTATTTCTGTTGCTCCGGACAGCACATCCAGGTACGACATATTGGGATATGATGGAGGAATGGTCTCCTCCACCAGCGGAAGGATAGTCTTCGACAGCACCAAGAACTGGGCTGTCAACCGATGGACAAACTATGCCATCAGAATCCTCAGCGGAACAGGTGCGGGTCAGTTGAGGCAGATTCAGTCCAACGGCTACGACAGCATCGTCGTCGTCGATCCTTGGAATGTTCAGCCCGACTCTTCGTCCATCTATATCATTCAGGCATATCCACACGATGTCCTCATATCGGTTGGAGGAAATTCGCAGCCATTCATATACAGGATGAACGATGTGGATCTCCTGTCGCATGGAAGAATCCTTGATGAAGGAATCCTACAGGTGGCATGTGCCATCCCGACTGACGGTGGATCTACGGCAAGCCATGAGATCTACGAACAGAAGCCGATTGCCATAACCGGTCTTGCGGGAACCACGACCATCACTGCCACAACCGCTATTCCACATGGACTCAAGGTCGGTCAACGGGTCAGCATCCGTGGAGTGACGAACCTCAACAATGCCTTCAATGTCACTGGAAAGGTGCAGATCGCCACGGTTCCGTCCACGACTTCGTTCACCTACACGCCGAATGCAGCGGGAACAGGCACATACACGCTGTCCAACGGCGTGGCACTCAGCACATCGAACCTCGTCGATGCATCCAAGTATCACGGAGACACAGCCACGGGTGGATCGACCACCACCATAACCTTCGCAAGGGCGCAGCCCAGCAACATCAACGGGTGGTATGTCACCGGAACTAATGTCACGGGTGGAGCGCAGGTCGCAAGCGGTGCGGGTGGCTTCACGCTCACCCTGAGCGCAGCGGGCGTGGGAACCCCTAGCGGCATCATTCAGTTCACCAAGTTCCCCGTGCAGACAGCACTTTCCACTGCCGTTGGCAGCGCGAACGGATTCACCTTCTCCTCGGCTACGACGGTTCCGTTGTTCGCCAAGGGATGGCTGACCACGGGAACGAACATCGGAATCGGTGCGATCCTCACGGGTGGCGAAAACGGTCTCACCGCAGCCGTGTCCATACAGAACGCGGGTACGGTGTCGGGCGGTGTCACCCTGTCCAATCCGGTCAACAACCCGCTTCCCGCCACAGGCTTCACCTATGCATCGGGAACGGGATTGACGCTGACGCTCACCGCGAACTCCCCGACCTATGTCAATGGCTGGTGGGTGTCGGGAACAGGCGTTGCCAATGCTACCCGTGTGGTGTCTGGCGCAGGTGGTTTGACCTTGTCGCTCACCAATGCCTTGACGGGAACACCGACATCCATTCAGTTCAATCCACCGACCACCGGCGTAGTGATGTTCTACGGAAATCAGGCTGCTCCTGCCGTGAGCACCGCCACTACAAACCATGCTTCCAATGCCATGCAGTTGGTGGCAGGAACCACGGCTATCTACGCTCCGATTGCTGCCGTAGGTGCTGCCAATGCGGGAATCTCCAAGTATGTCCTTGCAAGAAGGGAACCCATTGCAACCCAGTTCAGGGATCAGAACATCTATCTTTCGGGAGTAGCCGTTGGAGTCCAATCCGTCACGACTCTCGTAGATACAAACTCGTTCTGGGGAAACAACACGGGGTCTGGAACCACGGGATCCACAACGATCACCCTGAACGCGCTGGGTTCCTACATCCACAACGGATGGTATGCGTTCGGCACGGGAATCACCTCGGGAACCAAAGTGGTCAGCGGTGCGGGTTCGACCTTGATCAACCTTGATACTCCGACCGTGGGAACCGTCTCTGGCGGCATCACCTTCTCTGCATGGGGACCATGGAACATCGGAGCAACTGGAAACCTTCCAGTGGTCGCCAGAAGGCTGAGGATCCTGTCATCCACCGCTGCCAACAGCGACTACCTCATCACATCCGTGACTGCAAGCACAGGTACATTGACTTTCGCTACGGCTACTGCTGGTGCATCGGGATCATCCTCCTATGTCATCGTGCCAGGCTTGGTTCCAGGCGCGGGATCATCACTTCAATGGATCAGCGACTCCTCAATCGACACAAACGCCGGACGGAATGTCATTCGTGTGCTCGGAGGAGGATCTCAGGTCTTCACGCGGATAGACCTGACCACGGATAAGATTGCCGTTCTCTACACATCACCTCAGACAGAAACCCTGACCACGGGATCGATGTATGCCTATGATCAGTACGACAGGCTGTACTTCACCAAGGATGCAACCAACAGGTGCTACTACCTCGACTGCAACACCCTGCTCGTTCACGGAGCGGGAGTCGTCCCCTACCTGGTTCCAACTGCCGCGCTCGGCAACTTCATGGAGGTATTCAAGACCCAGGATGGTCTGAAGTACCTGTGGCTGGTCAGGAAGGGAGCGGCTGCCAATGTCGAGGTATTCAGGCAACTCGTGTTCTACTGATCGGAAGACCCATGAAACTCGAAGAGATCATACGGATAATGCAGAACAAGGTTGATGCGCTGTACCACACTAGGAATCTTGCCTACAATGCTGGAGACCTGGAAAAGATGATCAACCTTGACCTAGAGATATCCACCACGCAGGACAGCATAGAGAAGATCCGACAGGCAATGTCGCAGTCCTCTCCCTGAAAACAACCATTCTTTTGACGACCCGTTGCATCCGGTGAAAGACCGGCTACGATATCACCGTCACGACATCACAACCGACATCACAGGCATGACCAAGGAGTACAACTGCATATGAGCCTACCGACACCTTACCAGCACTTCATCTACATCAGCCGATACAGCCGCTGGCTTGAGGACAAGAAGAGACGGGAGACATGGGAGGAGACGGTGGAACGGTACTTCTCCTTCTTCGACACCCACCTCAAGGAGAAGCACGGTCATAGTGTCGATCCTGCCCTGAGGCAGGAACTCAAGGATGCAGTCCTCAACCTGGAGATCATGCCTTCCATGCGATGCCTGATGACCGCTGGAGAGGCTCTCAAGCGCGACAATGTCGCGGGATACAACTGCGCCTACACGACCATCAGCCGACTCAGGGCATTCGACGAGATCCTCTATGTCCTCATGTGCGGGACTGGAGTGGGCTTCAGCGTCGAACGGCAGTATGTCGAGAAGTTGCCAACGGTGTCCGAGCATTTCAGCGACTCCGACACCACCATCGTCGTTCAGGACTCCAAGGGAGGATGGGCAAGGGCATACCGCGAACTGGTCTCCCTGCTCATCAATGGTCAGATCCCCAAGTGGGATCTCTCCAAGATCCGACCAGCGGGAGCGCGTCTCAAGACATTCGGAGGCAGGGCATCTGGTCCCAAGCCTCTTGACGACCTCTTCCGCTTCACGGTTGCCACATTCAAGGGAGCGGCTGGCAGGAAACTCACATCCATAGAATGCCATGACATCGTCTGCAAGATCGCGGAGATCGTCGTGGTCGGAGGCGTTCGCCGTTCTGCCCTGATCTCCCTCTCCAACCTCACCGACGAGAGGATGAGGGATGCCAAGATGGGTGCATGGTGGAACCAGAACCCGCAGAGGGCATTGGCAAACAACTCGGTGGCTTACAAGGAGAAGCCCGAGATCGGCGTGTTCATGCAGGAATGGATTTCCCTGTATCAGTCCAAGAGCGGAGAACGCGGCATCTTCAACAGGGATGCGGCACGGAAGACCGTGGCAAGGCTAGGAGAGCGCAGGGATCCCGACCATGAGTTTGGGACGAATCCATGTTCGGAGATCCTCCTCCGCGACTCCGAGTTCTGCAACCTCAGCGAGGTCATGATCCGATCAGACGACACGGTCGAGAGCCTGAAGCGCAAGGTTCGCCTTGCCACCATACTGGGAACATGGCAGTCCTCGATGACGCACTTCCCATACCTGTCCAGCGCATGGAAGAAGAACTGCGAGGAGGAGCGTCTCCTTGGTGTCAGCCTCACGGGAATCTACGACAACAGGATGATGCGCGGAGAGGATGCATCGCACGATCTCCCTCAGGTTCTGACCGCACTCAGGCAGGAAGCCATCGAAACGAACAGGACAATCGCTTCCGCGATAGGAATCGATCCGTCTGCCGCGATCACATGCGTGAAGCCTTCGGGGACCGTCAGCAGCCTCACGGACACGGCATCGGGAATCCACCCAAGGCATGCCGAGTACTACATCCGCACGGTCAGGGCAGACCGCAAGGATCCATTGTGTCAGTTGATGATCGACAAGGGATTCCCATGCGAACCCTGCGTCATGAAGCCAGACAGCACGATGGTGTTCTCGTTCCCCATGAAGGCAGTCGGATCGGTTGTCCGGGACGACATCGGGGCAATCGACCACCTCAAGTTGTGGTTGCAGTATCAGACCCACTGGTGCGAACACAAGCCTTCCGTCACCATCACCGTCCATGAGCATGAATGGCTGGATGTGGCGGCATTCGTCTACGAGAACTTCGACCAGATCAGCGGCATCTCGTTCCTTCCTGCCGACCTTGGGACATACCGTCAGGCTCCATATCAGACCATCACCAAGGAGGAGTACGAGGAACTCGCATCCAAGATGCCTTCAATCGACTGGTCGGAACTACAGGGATACGAGAAGAGCGACAACACGGTAGGAACGCAGACCTATGCTTGCAGCGCGGGATCGTGCGAGGTGGTGGATCTGGTCAACAACTGAGAACACACTCGCCGCGCCTCTCACCCGCAAGGGATGACGCGCATTTTGGGCGGGTAGAGATGGAACGACCTCCCGAAACGGAGGTCTTCCTGTTTTAGGGGTTCACTACCTGCGTGTACTTGACATGCAGGATGGGGAGGTTGGATACATTTCGTATGGTCATGGAGGAACCAGTTTCCGGCACTATGTTCCTGCTCAACCTGAGGTACTGATATGGTTTGTAGTTCTCCGTCGTTGTACCTGATTGTCCGAAATTTGTCAGAACCGACGAAAGTTGCTCGGGACTATTTGAAAATGCAAAATCGGCAGCGTTCACAACGCCGTCTTGATTTAGATCACCTGGCACATACAAGTTGAACTCTTCGGTGTAGTTTTCGTCATCTGGTATGCCGTCGAACAATGCTTCGACTCGGTATATCCCGTTGTTGGATGAAACAGATGCTCCTGTTATCTCTATGTACGAGCCAGCGGTGATTCCAAGGTTGTTGAATCCACCGAAGAACTTCTTGGAGAGAGCGTTGTTTTCTACGGTGACGTTGAGTGCAAGCAGATTGTCGGTTCCATATGATCCTGAGTACCTGCATCTAAGCACAAGTTCAGTGTTTCCCTGACTGATCGAATATGGTTGTGTCGAAGCATCGGCATAGTTGATGTCGCCCCAGTTGATCTTTGCCGAAACCTGCTGATTGGATTTTGTTCCGTTGAACAGAGTGGTTTCCGAGAGGTTTTGGAACACGGCATCGTTTCCAGACACCCCCATGAACTGCAAGGTCTTGCTGGAGCAGGTGATTATGGTGGGTGATGATTGTCTGCTTGCGCTCAACGCCTCGTTGACGGGGAAAGTCTTCTCGTTGAAGGTGACCATGGCTCCAGCCGACAGACCAACGGCATTCAGCCAGTTGAAGGAACCGAATGACCTGATGTAGACCAGGTTGGTTCCCTGTGAGATGCCAGCAACCATGCTTGAGTTTAGTTTGAGGACTCCGTGGTGGAAGTTCTTCCTCAACGAAACGGATGTGGTGCTGGGCATCGTCGTAACATTGGTGGATTCCCTGCTGTGAAAAGATATCCAAGCGGAGTCCTTGTAGAAATCATCATGGAATGGTTCTCCGCTCCCCCCTGTCCTCACATACTTGCTCTCTGAGTATTCAGGTACGGTTTCCTCGTTGTTCGGGAACAAATCTTGCTTCCCGAGGAGTATCATCGACAGCGTCAATCCACCATTTGACCGTGCTGCCATGAAATCGTTGACGAGAGCCTTCACATCCATTGTGTTCTTGTCGGATGGGTTTGAGAACACGGCGGTGCTTTCAGCCACGGAGTTTCCCACCGCGTACCCTCCTCCGTTGGACAGCGATTCGGCTTCATTGGTTCTGGCTGCGCCCACACCTGGAAAGTCGGGGAAGAACTGTTGTGCCTTCGGTATCGGATTCTGCACTGGTGAATGAACCAGGCTTGCAAAGAGGGGATCCTGCACCTCATGGGGGATTACAGAGTTCTTCTGATACCAGTTCACCTGATCGTTGATGTCTGTTCCGGCAAGCCTTGCCTGTATCGGTTTAGGTTCCATCAGAGTCTCCAGTTGCTTGCATCTGTCATATCACACCTGATCCACCAATAGTGTTGGTGTCCTGCTCCACGAATACTGGTGGAGTTGGTGCGTTGGTGTAAATCCAAGCCCCCCGACCGCCGTCGTCAAAGACCACGTTTTTGCTGTTGGGGTCACTCGCATCCGAATACGTCCAGTTGTTTTCACTGTTTATCGGTGTGAACCTCCAGACGTACAGATGTTCAGAACCAGGCTTGGTTGGGCATCCACTCACGATATACCTTGTGAGGAAGTTTACCCTGTCTGTGTTCAGACTGTGAATCCTAAAGCCACCTATCCTTTGATTTATGTCGGCTAGAACTTCGTTCATCCTCTCAAAGTTTGCGTTTCTCGTGTTCTGATCTGGCTCCGATGTGTTCCACCAGTTGAACATCTCTAGGTTCATGAAACTTGCATGGCGAACCAGTTCGTAAAACAGTTCTCTATCTTCTGTTCCAAATCGAGATCCGAATTGTGCATCATCTGCACTCAACTCTATACTCGACAACCAGTGTCTCATCGGAAGATTCGGTGAACTCCTCTTAGCCATACGCATTTTGTGTATTTGAACCATGAACTGATTCCACACCGTGTCTAGGAATTGCACTCCACCCCCGTTGGCGGCAGCATAGTCGTTCCACACCAGCCGAGTTGGATCGTTGTTCAAAACTTGATATACGTTTGGAAAATTCCATCCCCCATAGAGGAACAGCGATCCTGCGTTTCCATTGTGAGCATCAATCCACATTGGATGACCGTCTACTGTGTACGCCTCATTTTCGGGGGTCATCTTCGACACATCGCCGTTGCAGATGTTTTGTTCGTTTCCGAACTTGCCTTTGATGGTCTTTACGACAAACTCCTCCATGAACCTATGGTTGAGGGCAATTGCAGCCCTGTTCCATCTGATGTAATCGTTTTGATATTGGGGATGGTATGTCCTTGTGTACATGTTGGAGAAGTTGAGTGGGTATTCCCCGTCGTTCGTGTAGAGATCATTGAAACTCTTCTCCCCATACCATGTCTGAGAGGCTCTTGGGTCGTTCACAATGTTGTTGATGAACTCATCCGTCCAACCGGGAGTACTAGTTCCATCGAACCTCGTAGTGGGAGTTATCCAAAATCCATGAGAGATGTACTCACCTGGAGGGCTATTGATTGTGATGTAGTCTGGGATGGCTCCCGCACTCTTGAATGCATCGCAGATCACTTCAAACTCGTATCTTGCCCTGATGCCAGCATTTTCTGCCCAAGGAGAATTCAGTCCCGTTACCGTTTCAGGATAGCCATACCTATCGGAGATCTCTTCAAATATCGGTGATTGATCTAGTCGTGTTGTTCTCAGACATCTCTTTCCTGTTGGAAGTTCGGACATTTTTTGTACAGTGGCAACGAATCTGTTGGGACAGCCACTTGGGAAACCGGTGATATAGGATTGCGGACTGCTCCATTCCCATCCACCATCTTGGGCGCAATCGAACATATGGATCATTGGTTTCACATATTCGTATTGATTGACATTTCCAAGAGACTCAGGTGCTAGCGTGTTATGGGGCGCGTCTGCTCCTGTTGGAATCCACGAAGCGATCCATATGTCCTGCTGTATGGCGGATGGATCGTAGGATTCGGTGTTCCATTCCCTGCTCTGCGCTACGGTTAGGTTCAAGTCAGCCTGGGTGATGGATGCACTAGCCGGAATGCCAGACATGTCGAATCCAATCGCAACTCTCGTAGGAGTCCTTGGTGCTATGGAGCCTTTGGAAGGATAGTTTGACGCATCGGAATGGTTCCATGGGTTCATGGCTCCGACCACCAACTGCGTTGCCGTGGAGGGGTTGTTCGACCCCGAAGTTTGATTCGGGATGTTGTCCCATCGGTCAGCCCCGACTCCAGGAGACGGAGTGTACCAGTAGAAGGTGTCGAAGTCGGCTATCCGTATGAACTCGCCTTCGGTTGTGTTCACCGAAGGAGAATCCCCTCTCCTTCGGTTCTTCGTGTTCCTTCTGTTTATGAACGGATTGGACATGGTTCAGGTTCCGACATAGTAGAGGGTGAGACCTGCCATGGCAGACGCAAAGTAGACCTTGTTCGCATTGTCCGTCTCTATGAATATCTCGTCTCCGTTGTACAGAGGAATGCCGTTGGTGTTGCTGGATTGCATCGCTGCCGAACCGACGAACACGGGATTGGTGTTGCTGTTTCCGATGTCCGTCTTGAGGTGGATGCCGCTCTTGAGGGCAAAGGAGCCGAAAGCCGCTGCCGTTGGGTTGCATGATACCCTTCCGCTAGTGATGCCAGTTGGCTGATTGACCGACACCACATTCACTCGAATGGACGAACTGGTCGAGTCGAACGAAGACTCCACGGCAGCCTGTATCTTCTCAGCCGCAGCCGTAGTCTGCTCTATGCGGTTGATGACGGTGGGAGCATTGGCATCGTCGGTCCTGACGCGGTTGAACGAGGATACTCTTGCTATCGCTGCACCGAAGTCGGTCAACACGCTCATCGCGCTTCCCGTGAGACCGACCTGATCTCCCGACGCACCGAGGACTCGGATCACCGCATTGACCGAATCATTGGTCGCGCTCAGGTTCCTGATGTCAAGGTCCGTAGCAGACACCTTGACTGGATTGGCATCCGCTCCTGCGTATCCGTGGATGGAGACCGCTCCTGCCGATGTTCCTGCCGCAGCAAGGGATACGCCCGATAGGGTGAAGTTCGCGGATGTGATGTTCGCGGTGACACCGATGCTTCCCGATGCAAGGTTCACGAAGAGGTTTCCGCTGCCATCGACCCTGAGAGGGACATCCGTGGAGCCAGTGCGACCCATTGCAAGCGTGGTGACGGGATATGCTCCCGATATGCCGACCACGCGGACGGTGTCCTCAGCCGATCCGACGAGCGGGGACAGTGCAGCCTCGCTGGAGACAGGGGTTCCGCCCGTGCTTGCCCTGAGAAGCCTTGTCTGGAATCCCTGAGTGATCGTGGTTGAGAAGGGACTCGACTGACCGTTCTGCACGGAGACCGTGTTCAGGACGGACATGCTGTCCTTGGTGTATGTGAGTCCACGGATGTCCAGAGCGGTGGCTGTGATGCCTACGGGGAAAGCACCAGATGCTCCGATGACACGGACGAAGTCTGCCCCATCGTGGGCAGTTCCCGATGCAATCGACCCGCCTGTGAGGGAACGGATTCCGAAGTTTGCCGCAGTCACGCCGATTGGGAACGCACCAGATGCTCCGATGACACGGACGAAGTCTGCCCCGTCGTGGGCAGTTCCCGATGTCAGGATTCCGCCAGTGAGGGAACGGATGCCGAAGTTGGCAGCGGTGACACCGATGGCTGTAGCACCAGCGATTCCGAAAACTCCCATGTTTCCGAAAGTCTGCACTGCATTGGAGATGCTGGACACCGTCACGGTCGGGGTGTTGACCATCTGTACGGGAAGCCCGTTTGATGCCGTGACGCGATTGAAGTCCTGTGTGCTTCCATAGGCAATCTTCATCACCTGATAGTGCGCTGCATCCGTGGGGCTGTAGTCTGTCGCGATTACCGCGTCTCCAGAGGCTCCTGTGACCAGAAAGTTGCTGTCGATGTCCGTGGGCATGGGTGCTTGTTCCTTTTGATTTCTTTGGCTCCTTGTATGTATGCCCCTTGAAACCCGCATACATAGTGGTAAACTTGTCACCATGATAAACCCAGAGCAGATATCGAACGCGGTGGAACGAATGGTCTCAGGTAGGGACATCACCTACATGGAGGCTGTCCTCGAACTTTGCGAGGAGGAGGGACTCGATGTCTCCCTCGTTTCCCGCCATCTGTCCAAGCCGATCATCGAAAACATAGAGCGAGAGGCAATGGAAGTGAATCTACTTCCAAGAAAAGAATCGTTGCCTCTCTCTTGACATACGCAGAACACGCAGTATACTTCTTTCAGGTCAGACATCCGCACACACCGCACACACAAGGAGAAACAGCACATGTCGGATTTCGCAAGTTTCAAGAAGAACTCAAAGACAGCAGCAGCAACTCTTGCATCGCAACTCGAAAAGGTCGCCAAGGGAGGAGGAGAGAACTCCTACAAGGACGACCGATTCTGGCAGCCTGAGGTGGACAAGACGGGAAACGGCTATGCCGTGATCCGCTTCCTCCCTGCCCCTCCAAACGAAGACCTTCCTTGGGTTCGGGTCTTCAGCCACGGCTTCCAGGGCAAGGGTGGATGGTTCATTGAGAACTGCCCCACCACCATCGGACAGAAGTGTCCGATCTGCGAGGCAAACAACGAACTCTGGAACTCAGGGGTCGAGGACGACAAGAACATTGCCCGCAACCGCAAGCGCAAGTTGTCCTACATCAGCAACATCATGGTGATCGATGATCCGACCAATCCCGCCAACAACGGGAAGGTCTTCCTCTACCGCTACGGCAAGAAGATCTTCGACAAGATCAACGACAAGATGAACCCCGAATACAAGGACGAGGATGCGGTCAATCCGTTCGACTTCTGGCAGGGAGCGAACTTCAAGATCAAGATCCGCAATGTCGAGGGCTACCGCAACTACGACAAGTCCGAGTTCTCCGCTTCGTCTCTTCTTCTCGACGGCAAGGACAAGGATCTTGAAGCCCTGTGGAAGACCGAGCACTCCTTGCAGGAGTTCGTCAAGCCAGACCAGTTCAAGCCCTACGGCGAACTCAAGACGAAGTTCCAGTCGGTGATCAACGGCTCTGGAACCGACAAGGCAGAGAACATGAAGTTGGACGAGGATGAGGATGCCCCGAAGGACTTCAAGCCCAAGTTCCCCGCAAAGGAAGCGAAGTCTCCTGGTCGTGAGCAAAAGCCGAAGATGGAGGAGTCTTCGGACGATGACAATGACGCTCTATCGTATTTCAACCGCTTGGTTGAAGAAGATTGATACATATCGATGTTCCTACCGCTCGTTACCGAGTCGGTCGTGGATGACAGGGCGAGTGACTACGCTATTCATCCCCGCGTCGAGAACTTACCCGATGAGGAGTCTCGCTGCCGAGCAGAGGGGTCGAAAGACCCCTCTGCTTTTTCATACAGACTACATACCTTCAGCATGAAGAGACGCAGAAACATCCACAACCAAGACTGCCATGAATCTGAGTATTCGTTCATGAGACGAGTTGCCGATAGGTTGGACATGCCTTGGCAAGCAATAGTTTCAGATGAGAAATCGCTTGCTATTCTGCGTGAGGCAATGTATGCTGGTATGAATGTCGCGGAGACAACGCGATTCTTTCAGGAGATTCTCGAGGAGAAGGACATCAGGAAGAAGACCAAGGTGAAGACACCTGGTCAGAAGATGGACATCTCCAAACGAAGCAAGCATTTCCCCACTCCACCATGTGACCTAGACTCAACTTCATGACCTTCAACTACCAACCAATCGATCTCAACCTTCCTCCGCTGCGATGCCTTGAAGGTGAGGAAGGTCGCGTCTATGTCACTCCCAACGGCATCCATCTTCCGTCCGTGACCACCGTCACTGGCTTCGAGGGGAAGGACGGGTTTGCCATATGGCGCAGGAAGAACCCGCTTGAAGCCGTCCGCGTGATCGATAGGGGGAACAGGATCCACTCCATGATGGAGAGCCTGTTGAAGAACGAACCCGTGCCTCTGACGGAGAATGCTGAGATCGACTCCCTCTACCACATGCTGAGGGACGATGCGGAGAAGAAGATAGGTCTCGTCCACGGGCTTGAACTACAGATGTGGTCCGAGCGCATCGGTCTGGCGGGAAGAGCCGACTGCATCTGCGAGTATGACGGGACTCTCTCCGTGGTTGACTTCAAGGGTTCGACGCGGGAGAAGACCAAGTCTGGCATCAAGAACTACTTCCAGCAAGCCACGGCATATGCCCTGATGTTCGAGGAGATCACGGGGATGAAGGTGGGGCAGATCGTGGTGCTAGTCGCATGCGAGACGGGAACGCTACAGGTCTTCAAGGAAAAGCCCATCGATCATGTCAATGGGCTTGCCAGGGCTATGCGTATCTACAGGAACGGCGGAACCGAAGGGTTCGTCAGCCTCTTTGCTCAGTAGAATCCGATCATGGTCACACCTGCGGACCTGACTTCACGGAACTTCAGTTCGAGAACCTGACCCGCTTGCAGGGCTACGGTGAATGTGGCTCCGTTGTCCCTACGGAAGGGAACCACGACTGCCGTAGCCGTGCTGCTCGTCGGATTGTGGATTGCCATCCCTGCGAATGAGATTCCTGCGGTCGGAATGGTGAATGCGTCCGTGTAACTGTTCATTTGGGGGTTTCTCCTTGCCCTCTATGTAGGTCTCCGTGGAGTTGGGGACGGGTAGGGCATACATAGAGGTGGTTTCTAATCTAACACAAAGGAGAAAGTATGGAACCTACAATCTTGGCATCGTTCGGTGATGTCCTCGGAACTACTTGGTGGAGTGTTTTGGTCTTCGTGGCTGGTGCTCTTATTGGCGCACCTCTCTGGACTTGGGTAAAGAAGTTCTTGCCCTGGAACAAGTAACTCACAGGACGACACGGCGTTCAGCAACGGCAGCGGCACGGATGCCGCTGCTTTTTCTTTTGGCTTCCCTCCAAACCTTCCGATATGCATTTGCCCTGTCTCTGTTGGCTTCCCGCCAAGCCTTCTCTTGAGCCTTCACCTTCTCCTTGTTGGCTTCCCGCCAAGCCTTCTCTTGAGCCTTCACCTTCTCCTTGTTGGCTTCTCGGTGCGCCTTCAGTCGAGACTTCACCTTCTCCTTGTTGGCTTTATACCAAGCCTCATTTTTAGCCTTGTTTTGTTCCTTTCTCTGCTTCTCGGTTAGTCCCTTCTGTTTCCCTTCCCCACCAATGGTCATGTTGTATCCGCCTAGACTCCCATGTGTCCTGTAGAGCCAGATGTAGTGATGCTCCATGAAGTTCAAAGTATGTTCACCATCCTCGGACTCATACAAGGTCTCTATGGAGAAAGAGTCAACACCATGCTTCTTGATGGCACGGTGGATCGGATACTTGGGTTTCTTGGATTGACTGATGTGTTGTGACCAGCGATTCTCAAGGGTTCTGCTGGTATAGCCGACATAGACGGGCTTGGAGTCCTTGCGGACAAGATAGATAGTGTGCATTGGGAGCCTCCTTCACAGGTTTCTTGCCATGCCCCTGGGTGCTGATTACACCGCAGGGGTTTTCTATGACTACCTATGATTCACCATATTTCTGTCGTATAGATACCATTGCACCATAGGAGACTTCAATGCACCCATTCACACGACAGGATTCCCTTGCGAAAGCAGCACAATCCACTCTTGAGAAGAACAGGAACACCACCCTTGCAGACTATCTGGCAGAAGCCGACTCGATGAAGGCTATGACCAAGACCTCGCCTCAGATGTTCAATTTCGGCAACCACTATGTGGAGAAGCCTGAGAACATCGAGCGCATCAACGGATTCATCAAGAGGTTCCTCGCGGGAACTCACCTTGAGCCTGAGACTCAGATACGCCACCTGTTCCTCCATCTTCAGTCCATCGGTCTCATCGTCAGCGGATACAAGGGACAGGACGGCACATTCGACATCGACCAGTTCGGCAAGCCACTGGACAACAAGCCCGTGGAAGGCGACCAGAAGACGCACGACATGTACTTCCCCCGTGGGAACATCGGAGGCAAGATCAAGATCAGCCGCACGATGACTCCTGGAGGAAGATACATGATCGACGCAGAGGTCTACGGCTTCCGCAAGAACTGATACACATGGACAAGCGGCTGTGCGACGAGGACTTCCTTGTCCTCGCACTTGAACACTATGAGAACCCGCAGTGCGAGTCGCTGGAGGAGTTCTACGAGGATCTCGACAGGATCAAGTACCTGAAGAGGCTCCTCAACAGGACCGAGGGAGACATGGATCAGGCAGTCAGGCTAGCCCTGAACCACATCATAGTGGTCACCAATGTGTTCGGTTCGGTGATGGGAAGCAGGATACTCTTCTTCCGCATGGAGGAAAGGCATCATGGGCAGTTGAAGGCATACCTTCACTACCTGAACCTCCTGCCCAGAAGCATACCCGAGGTGGACCTGGACGCGATTGCGGTCGATGCCGCGCTTTTGGAGAAACTGAGGAACCTATGAAGAGATACGGAGAGTTGGTTGAGTCTGCTGCCGAGAAGGAGTTCATGGATCTCATGGAGGAGGCTAGGTCTGATCCCGCCAAGATGGAGGTCTTCCTTGCCATCCTTGAGGAGAACGGGTTCGTCAGCACCGCATCCGCCCCTGGCGTGGCAATGGTGTCGGATGGAGAGCCTGTGCTGGTCAAGCAGGGGAATGTCGATAGACCGAAGATGACCAACAAGCCCTTCGGCAAGGGAATCTGGCGAAGGAAGAAGCGGAAGCCCGACATCTCCGAGATGGCTCTCCCCAAGAAGAAGGTGGCTCACACTGGTCACCTTGAGCATGTAGCCGACACCCTGTTCCACGGCGATCCGCACGAAGCCATCCGCCACATGGAAGCCATGCACTCAAGGTTCAGGGACAAGCCCGTGAAGGGGCATCAGGCTTCGCTCAAGGTGGACGGAGGGATGTCCGTGATCGTGGGTCGCGACCATGACGGCAAGCACTTCGTCCGCAGCAAGCACGGCGACAGCACCATGTTCAAGGAACCCGAGCAGATCCATGCCACGGGAAAGCCGCACTATTCGCGTGACCTCGTCCCGCTGCTCCACCATGTGCGGAAGATGGACATCAAGCCAGGGACAGCGTTTCAGGCTGATCTCGTCCACCACGGAGGATCGGATGCAGATGTCGTTCAGCCAAACACGATCAAGTACAAGGTGAAGAAGGGCAAGAGCCTCGTCCTCGCAACGCACTCACAATACGAGATTCCCAAGCAATGAAGAAGGTCACCAACCATCCCGACATCTCGCAGTTGTCAGCAGAGGGAGTCCATGCTCCCGACCTGTCCATCCACAAGGGAATGAAACTGGGCATCTCCGACAAGCGCAGCAAGGCAGTGACCAAGCACCTTGAGGCTGCGAAGAAGCACCTGACTCCAGAGGTGTCCGAGTTCTCCTCCCGCATGGCAAGCGGAGAAGGTGTCCACAAGAGGATGCACGAACTCGTCCGCAACTACTCCAATGCTGCCGCAAGGACAACGGGGAAGAGGAGCGTGGCAGGGCTGAGGAAGCATGTCGCTGGCTATGCGGAGAGGACGGTCAAGAGCGAGGCAGGAAGGAAGAAACTCCATGATGCCCTCCATGCGGACATAGATGCCAACAAGCACCATCTGAATGCCCTCTTCAAGGCTCACCACCACATCGTACAGGCAAAGCACCACATGCTGGACGAGTTCGGGAAGAGCCACAGGGG